AAATAATATGTGGTTGAATTTATTATCTTTGGGTGTAAAGACAGCATCTCATATATATCAGAATAAACAAAAAACTAAACAATTGATGTCAGATGCTCAGCGAGTACATGCTGAACGTATGGCGAAAGGCGAACTTGAATATAAAGCGAAAGTTATTGAGAGCAATGATAATGGTTGGAAAGACGAATTTGTCCTTATTCTCGTATCTTTGCCTATTATTCTATTGGGTTGGTCTGTGTTCTCTGACGATCCTGAAATTCGTAGTAAATTAGATTTGTTTTTTGAATACTTTAAGAATCTACCATACTGGTATCAAGCTATATTTATTGGTGTAGTATCAGCTATTTATGGTCTTAAAGGTGCTGATATTATGAGAAAGAAATGACAGCAATCATAGGTAAACCTAAACACTCTAAATGCAATACTTGTAAAAACAAAATAACAGATAGATATGTTATGTTTGATAGAATAAAATATTGTTTAAAATGTTTTTATATGTCAGGCAAATCATTACCAATATTTCATGAAATTAAACGAAAATACTAATGTAGCAATGCCAATCAAAAATATGGTTGGTATAATAATAGCAGTAGCTATGGGTATCTTTGCATACACAGAGATTACTGCCAGGCTTACTAGCCTAGAAACTAGCAGAGAGCTTATGAATGCAGATTTACTTAAAGCTTCTGAACAAACTACAGTAGATAAAGAACAATTTTTATTATTAGAAGATCTATACGAAACTATAGAAAAACACCAAGAGTTGTTAGATAAAAATATACATAACCAAGTAATGCTAGAACATATTGAAAAACAATTAGATAAAGCATTACATGATATTGAAGAATTAAAAGATTCTAATAGAGAAATGAAATACACAAATGGAACACACTAATGACAGAAGTTGTAATAGCATTATTATTAATAGTTAATGGAGAGATTAAAGAGCATAGAATACAAGACTCTATGTCTCAATGTCTTAAAGGTAAAAGAGTTGCTTCACGTAGCAATACTGGATCAAATATTGAGTACCAGTGTATTAAGTCGATGGCTGAAACAGAAATTTACATGGGAGAAAAAAGTATTAAAAAATTAATACTTGATTAAGAATAATCTCTCTCTATAATCATTTCTAAATAATGAATAGCTTTCTCTATATCCTTACGTTTACCCTTCTTCTTATGTCGGCATATGTACTTAATGGCATTGCCTTCAGCGAATGGTAAATTATTTTCATTAATAAAATGTGCAGGTTGAATCTTCATATTTTTATAATGAGTACCATCAACTTGTTTATTAAGTGTGTCGTAAGTCATATCTTTAAATATATCTTTATCAGTCATTAAAATTTTAATCTATAACGACCAGGACGATTATCTCGTTCTGGTTTTTGTTTTTTATAATAATTTCTACGTAGTTGTTGTATATCATTTTTCATAGCTTTAGATAACTTAATATGTATATAATCAGGATCTAAATCAGCTAACACACATATAATTCTAAAGTCTTGTGAATTACTGGTAAGCCAAGATACAGCTTGATCTCTATAATAAGAATAATATTTATCTAAACCCTTATATGCAGCATCATGTATTGCTTGGGTAATTACATTAAGAAACATTCTTTGTTCAGGAGTTCTCATCTATAACTTCATAAGTCATACGTTGATCTGCAACATCTTGTTCTTGCCAATTCAATGTTTTAGGATCTATAGCTTTTAAAGTTTTAATAGCCTCTTGATCATTCTCAGCATTAATAAATATTTCTGTATACGCAGGTAATACTACCCATCTTTTAAACTTATAAATCATATATTATTTTTACGTCTACTAGCTTCTAATGTTCTAAATAGATCTATAATAAGACCTTCTTTATCTCTCTTATTATCTAATGTACTAGATTCTACTTCAGCAGCAAACAACTCATCAACTGCATCTTTATATGTATTGCTAGCATAATAAGTTTGTTCTTTAGCAGATATACTTTTATCATCTTTGTTACCTGTTATGTGCAAAGCTTTTTTACGTTTAAGTAATCTATCTAAATATTTTACATTAGCATTTGCTTTAGCAGAAGTTTCATCTGTGTCTGCCAAGTACTTTAATGCATCCTCTAATCGTTTTTCTGTAATCACTTTGATCCTCCTTTAAATATTTTTTATATAACTCTTGTACCCATTCATCTCTTTGAAACGTGTCTATCCCTGCTAATTCTAGATTTAGTTTGAACTCTAGATAACTTGCTTTCTTCATTCAAATCTATACCTAACCTTTCTAACTCACAATGTGCACAATAAAATAATTTATTAATTATTATCACAGCTTGTCTTTTACATTTTATACACTGGGCAACCATGAATTGTTAGGAGCAATTAGTATTGGTTACCCAGCGTTTCATTACTAGAGGGAGTAAAGAAATTGTTAAAATGGTGGATCATCTTGTAAGTCGTCTACACTATCCATCTTTGAATTAAGTATATCTCTTACAATTAAATCTAAGTTTTTGTGTATATCTGGTGTAACTTCTTTACCAGAACTTAACCAAGCTGACATTAGATTACTCATAGTCAATCTGTATTTTTCTTTCCATTGAGCACTTACATCTTTTACTTGTTGAACACCTCTAGCACTTACCATATTACCATTCGGTACAGCTACTTCACCATCAAGTAATTCAATAGAACTAGCAGTTTGATACTGCTTACCTGTCTTACTTGTTCTTACTGGCTGAGCTGCAATCTTAAGTCTAGCACCTTTCTGCCATCTAGAAGCACCTAGTGCCTCACCATACACAGTCATATCTGTGCCATCATCTTTAGTGATGTATACAGTTACACCACCATCGTCTTTTTCAAAAGCTCTTTTAAACGAGCATTCAAAGGTTTCAGTTTCCATTATCTGTCTCCTATTTATTTGTTTTATTATTTTTCCAAATCGTTGCATATCTTTGTATAGATTATTTCAACGCTTTTGTCCAAATGTCTTTTGCGAAATCCACAGATCCAGGACTACCCTTCCATCTGAAGTTGTCGCATACCAAAGGAAATATGCGTACAACATCTTCCTTAGTTTTGCATATATTTAATACATGTTCTATATGTTTCATAGCATTGATAAGTACCTGTAATTCATCTCTTTCAGTCATATCAACACAATACTGATCTTTTGGTGAACAGTATAAAAGCATAGTTTCTTTGCCAAATAAGTCTCTGTATAAGCATTGTTGACGTACATCTGCTGCTTTTGGATACCAATTTGGATCTACATGACCTGCTTTTAGTCGTCTAATATATGCTGTAGCTTTGGTATCAACTATAACATCTTTAAACTCAAAGTCAGTTTTACCAATTACATCATATTTTAAACCATACTTTTTGCCTGGTATTTGCATTTCATTTTGAAATGACACTACATCACCAAATTCACGTAAGTTTTCTACAAATTTGTTAGATATAATACCTGACCATTCATATTCACTTACTTCAGGTACTACATCTAATGGACTATGTTCTATGTATTTATCTTTAGCATAATCTATGATAGTATTTGTATCATTGATTTGGTTTGATAATGCATGATGTGCAGCATCTTCTGCTGCTAATCCCATCACCATTCTTGCATTGGGTTCTGACTCAAAATCAAACAACTCATTGATAATCCAAAAAGCTGGACTATCAATAAACGTATTAGTTTTGGAGGCAGAATGTCTATAGTCAATTTTCATATAAATCTCCTTATGATTATTAATGTTCAAAAATATATTAGCCATACCTATAACATACCAGTAGATCTGTTAAAAGGTAAAATGTCTATAAAAGATAAAAAACAATATAATTTATATAATCTATCTATTATATTGTCTTGGCTATTGCACCCTACGAAAGCGTATGGGTGTAAAAGCCTTATAGCAAGGCATCATTGTTGTAATAAAAACAGAGTGTATAGATTATACAAACTATACAACTCTAATGATAACTTTAAAAGTTTTGTTGATAATGCAAAACATAATTATATAGATAAGTATGCGTAAGATAGAAAAACCAGAACTTATTTCTACTATTAGAGATAAGAAAAAAGTTTGGTTAAACATAAGAGAATCACGTCTTATGTATATGTTTCATCGTAAACTCATATCTATGGAAGAATACGAAGCAGGATCTAGATATAGATTAGCCTGCGAACTTATGGGTGGTGGTACTGGCAATGTAATGAAAGAACGTATTGATGGATCTAATACAGATTTTATTACTTCATCATTAGGTGCAGCTCTTTCTGTAAAAGATGCTGATGAACAAATAGGTAAAACCTTTGCAGAATGTATGAAGTTATTTTGTTGGTTTAATTATGGAATAATTGAAATAGCCAATATTCTTGGATTGACAGAACGTAAAGCATCTAATAGAACACATGAAGGACTAGCAAGATTGGCAATATATTATGGGTACACGAAAGTGCACAACACTATCAGAGGACAAGGAATTAAAAATAAAAGACAAAGTATACCTAAAATGGGTAGCAAGTAATCCTTGTATAATATGTCAACAAAATGGCTGTAATGCACATCATATACAATACGCTCAACACAGAGGTATTGGCCAAAAAGTTGGCGATCAATTTACAATACCATTATGTGTTAAACATCACCATCAATTACATAATTGTGGTATGTCAGAACGTAATTTTTGGGAAAAAATAGACATAGATCCATTACCTATATGTGATATTTTTTATAAACATTACCATGAAATGTGGAAAAATAAGGACTTTTTTTATGATGACTCATTGCTTTGGATAGAAGTTTACAACAAACTTGTACCTAAGATTAAAAAAAGCATTGATTTTTTACTGCAACCCAAATAGTTATTATAGTTATCCTCGCCAGAGGTGTCAAAATTATGAGCAAAATATTAAAATTTCCTAAAAATAAAAAGTCATATTCTGATAAATTTTTAAAGAATGTGAAGCCTGATGTTATAGGTGATTTTATTAAAGAACAACATCCTCATCTTACATTAAGAGCTGCTGATGCTATGGCTCTGGCAATAATCTATAGCACATATTTACAATTAGTATTTGAAGAAGAAGGTGAAATGGTTATACCTTTTGAAGAAGTAGAACAATACATATGGGCAGCTAATGACAAAAAGACGTTACACTAAAAAAAAGAAATCAGTAAAAGATAAAGATACTACAGATATACCTTATACCAAAGTTAGAGTTGAATGGGTAGATTGTGTTAGTGATAGTGCTTGGGCGTCAGATAAAGAATTTAAAAATATGAAACTGGCTACACCAGTTAATGAAGGTTGGATCTTCTCTAAAGATCGTAAGTCAATAAAACTTTTTGCAAGTTACGATAAAGAAGATGATGGTACAATAACTTTTGGTGATCGTACTATGATACCTAAATCTTGGATAGTCAAAATTACAGAAATTTAATGGTGGGATGAACGTCTGCCCACCTCAGACAGCACACATAATTTTATACTGTAGAAGCTATACAGTGGAGACTTAGCCACCCACCAAGTCTCCCTGATGGGTGTATCTACAAATGAAGCCCAGCAGCAATTGTTTACCGAGATCTCAGGGCTTAGGTATAGAATTTTTTACGAAGTATTGGATTTTTTTACATGGGCAACCATCCCACGACTGGACTATTTAAACACCTCCAATTCTATAATGGTCAATGATCGGTGTTCCAATAACTTCTATCTTACAGCTGTAAGAATTTTGTTAAATACCTTTTTTCATATACTCTTGTATTACAGCTTCAGCACCTTGATCTTCTTTTGGGTAATACAATGTTTCTAATCTTTGTTTAGATGCTTTCAATTCAGCTTTAACATGATCTTTAGCATGCTCTAAAACTTTAACTAACTCTGGATAGTTTCCATAAAATATACCATAGATAGATAAATCATTAATCGCTGCTGTCACTCTGTTCAGACCTTTTATTCTTTTTTCTATTCGAAGTACTTCGCTGTCTGGCTGAATCATCTTCCATCTCCTTTATTTTACGTTTTAATTTATCTATTTCTAATTGCTTACTTGCAACTATTGCTTTCCATTGACCTTCATTCGCCATATTTATCTCCTGTTACATCTAAATGTGTTTGTATTCTAGTTATATCATCACGATATTCTTTGGCCCATTCTTGCATAATTAATGAATGTTTATCTTTCATAAATCCACATTGAATAGCATTGTCAATAATAGATAATGATTCCATAGCATCATCCATTTCATTTTGTAGTTTCTCAAGTTCATGACGCTTTGCTTTATTTTCTGTTTGCAAACCACCAATATCATGTTTAGTTTGATCAGTCATTGTCAGCTCCTCTAGCTTTGTTAAGTTTATCATTAGCTGCTTTATCTACTGCATCTTTTAATGTATTGTATCTAAGCTCAGCTAATTGAGTTTCTTCTCTTGCCAGATCTAAATCTTTACGTAGTTGAAGTATGTCATCACATTTAAGTTTTAACTTTACTCTTAACTGTTCAACAAGATCATGACAATCTTTCAGAACCTCGCTTAAATTACGAGGCTCTGGATTTTCTA